TTAATTTGTTTTAAAAGAAAATTTGTTATCCATAATAATTAAAACTTTTAATAATAGAATCATTAAAAAAAATACCAATATCGATCATTTATTTTTAGGAAGTGTGAATGAAGAACAATCTATTTTGGATATACATTTTTATGAAAACACACAAGCTTGTGAAGTAATAGTTTATCCCAGTAAACCCGAAAAAAGAGTGAGAATTAATGAGGGTGATTATGAAGAAAAAAACATAAAAGTGGGATATTTAAATTATGAACCAACTATCAGCAGACCTGGTAACTTTGGTCAATATTCTTCCACTATGAGAGCGTTTAATGAAAAACTACTCTTAAGGGAAAAATTGAGGCAATTTTCAATACCACACGAATCACAATTAAATATTTTTAAAAAAGCTTATTTTAATAGAGAAAGTGGCCCATTGATTAAAATGTATAATGAAAATAAAGTAACATTAAATACGGAAATAATGGAAGAATGGTTTGTTGGGAGAGATATTAAAAGGATTAATTTATCGATGAAAAAATTAATTACACAAGATAAAGATTTCATTTTAAATAGAATTAATATTTATGAAAAACAAGAAAACATAACTAAAGGAGAAATTTATTCGGATTACAATGATATTTTAAACAGGTTGGTTTTATGGAATCCTTATGCAATGACAGTTTTATTTGCACCTTATTTTAGTATTTTAAAAAATCGTTTTAAAAAAATTTTAAAAAGTAATGTTATTTATGCAGAAGGATATGATTTAAATCAATTAAACGCTAAAATAGGAACATTCAAACATGAAGCTAATGATAGTTTCTTTGAAAGTGATTTAAGTAAACAAGATAGACAAACAGACAAACATTCATTAGAATTTGAAACAATTATGTACAAAAATATTTTAGGAGGTGAAAAAAATTTAATTGATACTTATATGTCACAGCATAAAGACACATATGTTTCAACTAAATATTTTAAAACTGGTTTGCCACCAATGAGACACACAGGACAAACAACTGTTGGATTTGGCAATATTATTAATAATATGAGAACTTATAGTGAATTTTTATCAAATGTTAATTTTAAAATGGTAATGATGTTAGGTGATGATTTATTAGCTATTATGCCTAAACAAACTAATTCAGCATTAGCAGCTTTGAGCAAATACACACAACTATACCATAATATGAGGAGTACATATTTACAATCATCAATGTCTGGTATTTTTTGTCAATTAATATGCAGTTACAACAAAGATGATCAATATATGTTAGTACCGAATTTAGTACGTTTAGAAGATAGATTGAGAAGTTTTTATAAAATTAATGATGATTATGAAGATCAATTTAATTCAAAAATCATAAATTTTTGTTGGATGATAGGGAGTAATCAAAAAACTGATTACATAGCAAAAAAAAATAAAGTGGAACCACCAGTTTTTAGACCTTATGATGAACAAACCATTTTAATATTTAATGATAGATATCATAAACTTGGTTTAAACAAATTAAATTCTATTTTAG